TGTGGATTACGATGGATTGGACGTGAAGCAGAGGCCCATTGCCCCTGCTCTGTCAATCTTTTGGTCCCAGATTGGAGACATCCCCACTAGAGACGGAGACTGCGGCTCAGCCTATCTGGCGGCCCACCCCTTCCTGTCAAACCGCAGGATAGTGGCCATCCACTGCCTCGCGCAGTTCGATGAGAAGGTCACCAAGGGCGCTGTGGTCACTCAGGAAGACCTCATGCAGATGATGGAGTTTGACAGCTCAGCAAAGCCTTTCTCTGTCCAGTCTGCACAAGTTGGTGACGCCATTCAGCTGCCCAACTTCCACTACTACGACCATCCATTCAACAGGGAACTCGCCTTCATTGTTGACACCGACATCAAGAAAATGGTGGACGAGGCTGTTCCCGAGGGGAAGTACGATATTCCCGACACCGGGAGATTCGTGCAGCTGGGATGGAACAAGGCCGCCTGGAGGAACCCTTATCCTCCAAAAGATCACGTCAGAAGCCCTTTCCATAAGGCTGTCCCCATGATACCCGACGAGACGAAACCCGCCCCCAACTGTCTGGAAGACATGGACCCCAAGAACTACCACCTACTCCCCACGAAGAACGGGAAACCTTCCATGCTGGGTGCACAATTGGCTCACATGTCGTTCGAGCCTTTCGAGATGGACCCCGTGGCCCTACAGGCCGTGAGGGACTTCATCTATGACCTCATGTACGAGAAGTTCGTCCCCAACTACAAGATCTTAAACGAGTTTGAAGTACTCAATGGGGTCAGAGGGTTGGACAACCCCCTTCTAGGAACAGTGGGCAAGGTCGACATCACTAAATCCGCCGGATGGTATGGAAGCATGGTCCTCAAGCGCCCTTCCAAGGGCGGATACATCGAAAGAGTCAGCAAGGATGGCAGCGACTTCCTCCAGTGGAAGAATGACGCTCCCTCAGTGCGCATGAGGGAACGCTACCGCCTCATGGACCAGCAAGCCCGGAAGGGTGTGTGCATGGTTGACACGATTGAGGACCGTGCCAAAGGAGAACTCCTAAATGGAGAGAAAGTGGACGTCGGGAAGCTCAGAGCCTATGAAAACGTGGGCTTAGCTGCCTCCCTCTTCCACAAGAAATACATGGGCGCCATCATGGGCGCTGCATGCAAGACCAGAATACGAGACGGCTCCTTCTACACCATTGGATGCGACTATGCCAAGGAGTTCGGACTCTTGTATGACGAACTCAAAGCCGTTTCAGACGTCGGCATGGACATGGACTTCAGTCGCTACGACAAGAGGATTCCGTACCAGGTTGCTGAGCTCTGGCACGAGCTTCTCGCTGACTGGGTGATCGCTTCACAGCCCAAGAACTACACTCCTGAACAGATCAGGAATGTGTTCAAGGTCATCCTGGCCCAGAACTCTCAGGAGCTCCATGTGGCCGAAGGGGCTTTCTTCCACACCAATGGGAGTCTCAACAGTGGAGACCAGGGCACTAACGTCAACGGCGGTGGCTACAATGCCATCATGTTCTACTACTGTATGCTCAAGGCTCACGAGAACAATGGCCGCCCTTTCTACCCTGGCGAGCCCGACAAGGGGTCCCGCACTTACGCAGACACCCTCCAGAGACTACACAAACTCACCCGATTCTTCGTGAACGGTGATGACAACTTCTCCGCTCAGCACCGCTCCATCGTGGGGTGGTGCAGCTTCCAGAACTTGCAGGCGGAATACGCGAAGTTCGGCGTCATCGCTGATCTGCCCACCAAAGACGGGGGAGTCGCGCCCCCTTTCAAGTTGATCGAGGATCTCAGCTTCAGTTCCCGCTTCTTCGTTATGGAAAACGGAGTCTGCTTGGGAGCTCTCAAGAAGTCCTCCATCTACAGGCGCTTCCACTGGACCACGTGTAAAACACCGGTCCACCTCGAGGACATCCTCAACGGAGTCCTCATGGAGGCCGTCCTGTGGGGAAAGGACTTCTATGAAGAGATTGCAGCTGCTGTGCGTGCTTGCAAGTCGTACTACAACCGCTTCTACAAAAAGGAGCTCAGAGTTCCCGTGCTCCCCTTCAAGACCAGGCTGGATAACTACCTGGCTTACGGTCCCTGTGAGTGGGACCAGTACTACGATTTGAACACCGATTCAAAGACCTACGACAGCTTTCCAGCTGAA